ATAAAAGGTGGCGGGGGAGCTACCCCCGCAATATAGCTTACTCAGATGCTTCTTCAGCAACTGGTTCGTCGGTAACTTCAGGTACCGCGCCCTCAGGAGCACCTTCTTTCGGTGCTGCAGCATTTAGAAACTTAACGACTCGATTTCTCAAACCGCCGACAGCTTCTAATTCTTGCCCTTCAAAACCACCACGTCTAGAGCAGATATCAATAATCTGAACCATAGTAGCAATATCTTGAAGAGAAAGCTGAGGATTTTCCTGTTTTACTTCTTCAGTCATTTTTTTCTCCTTGCAAGTTTAGACTAATTAAGAAAGACCCATACTTGGCATCTTTCACATTATCCTCATTACCAATCAATGATAAATGAGAATTCTTTATGCGCATATATTTATACGCCAAACTTCGAACTATTTTCTAAAGCAATGAAATATTCAATTGGATAATTTGAATTAGTCCAATTTGAAATCAGCTTTGAAGAAATAGTTACAAAGTAATCCCCTGGAAGGATTTTTAGATTTGAGATATTAAATACAAAACTAAATTGTTCCTTACAAGAGTTATCCCTATCAATTTCGATATCATAGCTATTTGATGTAGCATCTTTTGAATCGAATACTGATGCGCTAATTACTCCATCACTTCCCTTAAAAGAAAGTTCGGAGTGTCCCAAAACAGCAGCTGCTTTACGTATTTGAGAGAGTGTATCCTCTGTCAAATTAAAGCCTAGCTCCGATTCAGGCATTTGAATGTCCTTTGAAGGTTGGGTTAGAATTCCCATTTCAGAAAAGAAGTATTTCACCTTTTGCTGATGAGGGAGAGAGCAACCTCCTCCAGTGCTTTTAATTAATACTGAATTGTCTTCAAACTCTAAATGAGGATTATTGATCAGACTAAGGACAGATAAAAATTCGTTTAAGTCATAGACTCCAAACTCTACTGGAAAGTCTTCAACAATATCCGCTGAAGCTAGAATGGTCTTCGACTCAGAAATAGTCTTAAGCTTCTGACCAGGTTTAAAAACAATGTTCGGATTAATAGAAGCAAAGTTCTTTAGAACATTAATTGTATCATTAGATATATTCATAGTTATTCCTAAAAAGTATATTATACCGTAAAAACATAGGTTTGTAAATCCCTAGTTTTCATTCACATCATGCACATGAAGAGCAATCAAAGCATAGTGAAGAATCTTCATTAGATCTGAACGATTAAATCCATCCTTCTTTCCATATCTTTGAGCGTACTTTAGCACATTACCAAGAGCAAATCCCATACCATGACCGCAATCAATAATGAACTCGGTCGATTGGAACTTATTCTTTGAATAATGCCCATCATATGTTTTGTCAATATATGATTGGAGCTCTTGTATCAGAGCTCCTTCATTAAATTTGTATTCTACATTAGAAGTTTTCTTCATTCGATGCCTCCTGATTTTCTTCTTGATTAATAACCCCACTATCAACTTTTGAATAGAGATCCAAGAAGGCAGATTTGGTGTCTTCATCGAATCGAGAGATACATAGATCAATAGCCTTATCTCTTCGGTTGAAGATAGAGAATGTCTGTACAATGTGACAGAGTCGACGAGTAGAAATCACTTCATCAACACCATCATCATAAAAGGTTTTTCGAATAATATCTGCCCAAGTAACTAGCTTTTCGCAGAAATCTTCATCAACCATATCGAACTTCTCCATATGCTTTAGAACGATTTTCTTCTCAATGGTAGGACTTGGAAAAGCCTGATCAATTGAGATAGTAAACCTTTCTAAGAAAGCTTCGTCGATAATAGAAGCAGCGGTGAATCGTCCATCCTCTGATCCTTTACCTTTGGTGTTTGCAGTAGCAATTACGTTAAATCCAGGCTTTGGAGAAACTGTTTCACCTGTCTTTTTAACGAGGACAGGTTTGCCTTCAAGGATACCTTGTAAGCACATAATTTTGTTTGTAGCACGATCGATTTCATCGAGAAGTAGAATTGCACCATTTTCCATTGCCTTAAGAACTGGTCCTTTACAAAAGACTGTTTGGCCGTCCACCAATCTGAAACCTCCCAATAGATCATCCTCATCTGTCTCCGGATTGATTTGTACACGAATAAACTCCTTGTTTAGTTTTGCACAGGCTTGTTCAACCATAAAGGTCTTACCGTTACCTGATAGTCCTGAAATGTAAATCGGATAAAACATATCTGATTTGATAACTTTGATTAGATCGTGATAAGCGCCCCAAGCAACAAATGATGGGTCTTCCTTTGCAAAAGTCTTTTCTTCATTCACGACCGAGACAACTGATTGCATTTGAGCAGCAGTTGTTGGAATTTCTTTAGTTTGAGGTAAAAACATTTCCAAAGAATATGTTCCTATTTTGACTCTATTGTTCGTGGTAAGGATTGGATAATAATCCTTTTGTGTATAACCAAGGTCCTTAGCGGTTTCCTCAATGACCTTTCTTTTGAAATGTATCTGGTCAGGATACCTGTTAGCGATTTCTTGTAAAAGTATTTCAGTAGATTTTTTCATAATGTAGTTTCCTTATCAATATACAAGTATTATACCATAGTTCAGGGGCCTTGTAAACCCCCTAGGTGAAAAAAAGTTGAAAAAAGTTAGGCAACGTGCCTTCCAAATGTAGTTAAAAGGACCTTATTCACCTTTTTATTCTTAGAGTACTTCTTAAAAGCAGTCGATAACTTGTTTCTAGAGGTATCTTCAACAACAAATTCACCTGGATCTGTGTCTAGGTTTTTACCACCTTTTAGAATGTAGTAGTGATCATATCCTAATACTTTATCCATAGTAACACACTTATTCTTAGAGTATTCTTTATTTGCATTTAGAATTAAGTCACGATCTTCGTAATACTGGTTTGAGATCTTTTTCTTGTCCCTATCAGCTCTCCAGATAGATCCCCTAAAATCTCTTGCGTTGTCAGCCATAAAGAATCCTAGGGTTTTTGTATCAAATCTTTTTTGGATGTTCTCTAAAAGAGATTTTGTTAGACTATACCTATCTGATTTGATAGACTTTCCATTAATCATGATCTTCACGTCACCCCAAGAAGAATCAATCTTATTCTCTTGTAATTTTCTAGAGGAGTATGACCTAATCTGGTTTGCTTGTCCATCTGTAAAAGTGACTAGATTCATTTTTTGAACTTGATTCTTGATCTTAAACTCTGGAATGAGTTTGTGACATATAACCAAGGCCTCATCTAATGGAGTTGATCCATATGACTCATATTTTCCTAAATAGGAATGAGAATGGTAATATGAAGAAAGGTCCTCTTCAACTCTTAGGTATAGATTAAACACAGAATCATCAAACTGTTGCTTTTTGAATTGTGATGATGATAAGTGAACTAAGGATAGCTCTGAAAGATCAATATCACCATCAATCACTCCTTCATAGCTTCCTAGATCATCATTTGTGCTAGTGAATCCATAGACGTCAAATGGTATGTTAACAGCTTTACAGAACATAATCAAGTGAATTAGCTGATCAGAAACATATCTCATTGAACCACTCATAGATCCAGAAAGATCTAAAAGCATGATCATTCCATGATTCTTAGAATCAGCAAGTGTAGTAACTTGCTTGAAAATGTCTTCGTTTGTCTTATATGACCAAAGTTTGTTTACGTCGATTCTACCAGTTTTTGAAATAGAAGCTCTTTGATATCTGTAAGCAGATTTTCTCATTTCAAATTCTTTAACAGCAAAGTTAACTGATTTCTTAACACCTTTAAGGTATTCCCTAAACTTAGGTACCCATAAAGAATCCTCAAAGTCAGAATATTCTTTTGTTTTATTCCTAGATTCAGTAAGCTTTTCATAAGAGACTAAAGCATGGTCAATAAAGTTTTTTGAAGGCATGGACATAACTCTAGATTGACCACCAAACTGATCCGTTTCTAAGAGATTTCTTTCCATTTCTCTGAAGATGTTATCAGTTATCGACTGTTCTAAGTCTTCTGGTCTTGCTGAGTATTTTCCTTCTTCTTCATCTTCTTCATTGCTATCCAAAGGTGTTTGTTCTGTATTTTCTTGAGTCTTAGATCCTGAATCTGTTTCTGAGTCTTCTTCTGAATCCTCTGAATCTCCATTTGTATCTCCAGATTCCTTTGTATCTTCCTCTCCTTGTATTTGATCATCATGTCCAAGATCCATTTCCGTATCTTCTGCATTTTCTAAATTCTCCTCTAAAGATTGATCAGGAGGAGTTGGATTGGATAAAAGCTCTGGGGTATTCTCTTTGGTGAATTCGTAGATTTCCCTAACAAGATTCACCACTTCCTCAAAAGTTTCTGTTTTTAGGGATCTGTTATAGAATCCAACTTCTTCTGGGGTGAAGGGTACTTCAATTAAATTTCTTAGTTTGGTCTTAAGATTAATTTTGTCGATGAGCTTAACCTTATCCCAATCAATATCATCTAGATCAGAGAAGAATCCACTTTCTAATAACTCACGGTATCCGCGAGAGAATGGAGCAACAAGACCTGGATATCGATCTAATTGTTTCCTTTCGATTCTTGCATCTTCAATAACATTGATATATGATCTAGGGCAACCTTCTAATTTTTCTGGGGAATCATGCCATCCCTCAAATGGGGTATCAAGAGCGTGACCAACTTCATGACCAATTAATAGATCATAAACGTCTTTGCTCATATCTTTCCATGAGGGTAAACCTAAGACACGTTTTTCAATATCAAACCATGCAGTCTGATAGTTTCCGTGGCGAATAGTAATATTTTCCTTAGCGAGAAGCTTTGGCAATACCGAATTATGCATATGTGAATCCCCTTATCATGTGTACTATTATACCAAATTTCGGGGCCCTTGTAAACCCCCCTAGGTGAAAAAAGAGGGGGTTTTTTATATGATATTTTGTTATATCACCTTATTTTTGAGAAGTTTTTGTGCTTAAAGAACTCAATTTTAGATCTAAATTTATTCTCTAGAATATCCCCTTTATGTGATATGATGAACACATTTGTTCCATCTTCTAGAGTATTTAGTATTTTTGTGAGGTTGTCGATACCATCATGGTCCAAAGAAGAGTCAAAGGTTTCGTCTAGGATGAGTAGATTAGTAGCTGCACTGTTCTTTAACCTTGCGATTTGTCTCCAAGTAAAGAGTAATGATAGGTCGATCCTTTGTTTTTCACCTTCAGAGAAAGATGCATAGTTAAATGTATCTCTGTGTCTAGATCGAATGGTTTCATTAAAGTTTTCGTCTAAATGAAAAGCAACAAAGAAGTCTAATATTTGTAAGTATTGATTAATGAGTCTATTCATGACTGGCAAATACTGCTTAATAACTTTCGTCTTTATGCCAGTATCTTTCAGCATTTCCCCTATAACTTCGTTGTACGTGCGCTCTTCTACGTATTGAAGTTTTTTCTCAGTAACATCATCTTTAGACTTTCTAAATTTCTTTAGTTCTTTCCTTGCAGTAGCTGAGTCACCAGTTTGTGAGGATAGATCATCTATCTCTTTCTGTATCTTTCCGATTTCTTTTTGTAGAATAGAAATCTTATCATTATTCGAATTAATTTTTTGCTGCTTTTGTCGAAGGGTGTTTAGATTGTTTGCAATCTCATTTAATTCTAAATCCATTGCTCCCATTCTTTTCGAAAGATCTTCTTTATCCTGTTGTACAGATTTTGCTTTTACCTTGATATCTTCGATCTTAGAATCTTTCTTCTCTTGGTTTATTTCTTGATCACAGGTAGGACATTGATCATTCTCTTCATAGAATCTGGATTGTTCAACTAACTCCTTAATTTTAGAATTAAATTGTAGATCATATGATTTTAATTGTGAAACCTTTTCTAAAGCACTCTTATTAGCCTTTTCCTCAGTAGAGAGTAGTGTCTGTAGGTTCTTACCTAGTTCTTTTGACTCTTCGAATAATTCTGAAATTGTATTCTTATGCTCCTTGATTGATTCTCTCTTACCTTCAATCTGATCGTTATTCAATGCTTCCAAGCCTTTGATATACTTTGATTGGGAATCAATCTTGGTTTTAAACAATTCAATTTGATGGTTAATATCAGTGAGCTCATCCTTAATCTTTGCATTCCTTTCTTTTAGCAAAGTATTCATTTTCGAAAAGATGTTAATATCTAATAGGTCTTCAATCACTGATCTCCTGGACCAAGCTGGCAATTGCATAAAAGGAATAAAGGATGAAGATCCTAATACCACTACCTGATGGAAAGACTTATGATTTAGTTTTAAGATATTTTGTTCTAAGAACTTTTGATAATCCCTAGCATTCGAAGCTTGATTGATTAGGTTATTGTTTTGCCAAATTTCGAATTTATTTGGTTTAATACCACGAACAACTTTGAAGTCTGCATTACCAATTGTAAAATCAACCTCAACAATTGTTCCCTTCTTATTAATAGAATTAATCATTTGGTTCTTATTAATATCCCTATGGGGTTTACCAAAAAGACCAAACGAAATGGCATCTAACAATGTAGATTTACCAGCACCATTTTGTCCAACAATGAGAGTTGTCGGTGACTTATCAAGTTTAATCTCAATAAAGTCGTTTCCGGTGGATAGAAAATTCTTCCACCTACAACTTTTAAAATATATCATACTACTTCCAAGTTTTGTGCTTCAGTATAAAGCTTTCTCAATTCTAATTTTAAGTGATCTTTATCTAGATCCGTTTCAACTGCATCAACGTATGAATCCAATAGGGTTGTAGTATCTTCAAGGGATATTTTCTCGTCTTCAACGCTTTCTCCCAGATACTCTTCAAACGATTCTGCAATTTTTAATTCATAGGTTTCAATGCTCTGTAATTTATCAACAAAGCGATCAAACATATAAAGGTCATTCTTATTTAGTACAACCAGTTTAAGAAATTTCTTTTCATATTCAGTAACATCAACATTGTTATAATCGGTCTTTTTATCATCATACACGATCTTTTTAAACATTGTAATTGGATTACGTACTGCTTCTACCTCTCTTGTCTCAGTATCGAGAACATGAAAGTATTTTGGATCGTCTACATCTGCCCAAGTAAACTCCATTTGAGAACCTAGATAATGAACATTTCCTTGACTTGACTTTGTGTGGAAATGCCCAGATAATACCATTTCAAACCGTGAAAAGATCTCTGCATTCATTCCATGAGGATTAGGTATACCTGCCATCATGTCGAATCCTTTCAATTCCAAATGAGCCCCAAGTATAGGAGCATCACAGGATAAAGCAAATTTAGTATACTCCTCATAATTAGAATTATTAATCCAAGGTAGTACTGCAATCTTTAATCCAGAATAATCCAACACAGTTGGTTTCATTATAATGTTTACATTACTGGTAAAATAACCAAGCAATTCTTTGAGACTACACAGCTCATTTGTGTTTTTGAAATAGACATCATGATTTCCGGGTATAATATCCATGGTAATACCGGCATCACGCATAGGCTCAAGAAAATGCTTACGATTAGCATTGAGCGCTTTAAAGTTAACGAACTTTCTGTGTTCATAATAGTCTCCAAGATGTAGGATATTGGTAATCCCATTTTCTTTTAAATAGGGAAAGAATACCTCTGTATAAAATCTCTCTTGATAGTTTAGAAAAATATCAGAAGAGTTACGCACACCACAATGTGTGTCGTTAAGTATAGCTACCTTCATAGTTTTGCTCTTATTGCTCTAAGGGCTCTACGAAGTTTTATTGCAGCCTTCTCAGTTTGAAGTCTAACAACCTTTCTTCTTACCTTTCTTTTAATCTTATTTTCAAATCTAAGCTCAGACTTTCTATTATGTCTTGCTTTTTGTTTTTCAGTCATTTTTTTCATATTACACCATAAACAATTCTAGTTTTTCTCTTCTCTTTTCTTCTTTTGCGAACTTCTTAACAGCATCGTCTTTTGCTTTTATAATTCCGATTTTCTGTCTTAAAGTATCTACATAAGCCATAGACTCTTGAGCTCCTTGTGAATCCATACCCATTTCAATGAAGTCTTCGATTCCCATTTTCTCAATAAACTTGGCTTTGATTTCCTGTTGTTTCTTTTCTTTTGTAATCCTTCGAACAAACGCATAGAAACATATTTGAGTAAAATAAGAAAATGCATTTGGATTACCCGTACGTGTAGCAGTAGTGATATCATAGTTACCAATTGCCCTTAAGCAATTTTCTACTGCATCCATCACCATTTCTTCCCGATATGTATACCTTACAAAATTTGGACGATGGGAAAGACCCTCGGCAATCTTAAGAAAGCATCTAGCAATATAATCAGTTACGATAGGGGTTGTTTCTTTTCTTTCCCTAGCTTCATTCACATCTTTAACATATTCAACAACAGCTAAGGAGAATTCTTTATTGTTTATATAATGAGCTTTGTTTTTAGACATTTATAAATTCTCCATAATAATAGATAACATTATACCGTATTTTTAGGGATATGTAAATCCCCTAATTTAATTTAATTTTTTTCATTTAGGGGGTTTACAAACCAAAATTTATATGGTATAATATATAAGCTCCACCGGGGGATAGATATATACTAGTGTATTATCACTCCTTTAGGTGTACTCTTATCATAGTCAGAGTCAAGATCCTCTTCACTTAACTCATTAATGATATCTTCTAATGTTAGATCAGTAGAGGTAGGTGGTTTTAAAGGAATAGGTGTCATGACAAATCTTATGTAATCTCCCTTTAAAGAGTTTTCTATTTCAGAATGATTCATTATACTAGAGTTTAATATTTTAAAAACTTTCTTATCAGAAAAGGGAAACCAATGACTGAATCTCCATCCACCCATAACATTTTCCTGTATTGAAACAGGTCTTTCTATCATTACATTATCTTCGTTTTTTGAAGAAACAAGAGCAATGATTTGTTCACCGTTTAACAGCTTAAAATGTCTTATGTTTAGATTATTGTATTCTGTCATATCTTTATTTATACTTCTATTTCAAAGAGCTTATAGTCAAACTTTTCTTTATTGTATATTTGTATTCTAACTGCTGCATGCTCTAATGTATAATTCTTCTTAGACTTCCAATGAAGATCATCTGCAATATCAAACACTTTAGTACCTCTCCCATCATCAGATTTTCTTAATCCACGACCAATAGACTGTAATACCCTAATCTGGGATTTAGAAGGGGATGCAAATATAATGTTATGAAGGTTTCGAATATTAATTCCAGTAGAGAAAGTACCAATAGAGGCAACAATAATAGCATTCGACTCTTTTTCTGTAATTGATCTAATGCTTTCCCTAGTGTCTACATCTGTCTCCCCAGAAACATAAAAAAGCCTATGGTTTGTCTGTGACATCTCATCAATCTTACCTTTTAGCATACTATGTAAAGGCTTTCCATGCTTTTCTACATACTGGAATAGTATAAGGGTGTTACCCTCTTGATCTAAAGCAAGATTTGAAATAAAATTATTTCTAGGTTCGTATCTGACAATAAAATCAAGCTCTTCCTGATACTTTAATTTAGAGATAGCCTTACAATATTCTTCTTTATACTTTAATAGTAAAATGGATATATCCAAATCTGATAAAGCATCGGCTTCGATAAGTTTTTTGGTAGTAGTGACTTTATATACAGGTCCAAATAAGCCTTCCAAAACAAGCTGATGTGTTTGCGTACCGTCGAGGGTTCCTGTTGTTCCGATTCTGTATTTTGCTTCACAGCATTTCTCCATAATTGCAGTTAGTGATTTAGCTTTAAAGTTATGTGCCTCATCGCCTATCACCATACCATAATTCTCAAACCACTCATGAGGTAGTTTGTATATGGATTGCCATGTAGTAATAATAACTCTTTGACTTAGATTATATTTTTCTTTACCAGAATATATTCTATGACATACCTCTGAAGCTTCCCAATCATCAAATCGTGAATAATCATCAAAATCAGAGTACATTTGCTCAACAAGAGATGTAGTAGGCACAATAATTAGAACATTCTTACCTGAATTCTCTAAGAAATATCTAACGGCCATATATATGATTAAACTTTTCCCAGATGCGGTGGGAGAAAGTAATAATTTTTTATTCTTTACAAGACACTCCCTTAGAGCATCAATCTGATAATCTCTAGGTTCAATCTTTTCTTTATTCGCTGTTAGTCTTAGTGTAGAAATGAAATCTTCAACGTCTATATCCTCTATAGAATCAGGTCTTCCATAAAAAGAATTAGGATCAACTACTATATTATATTGTCTTACGTCAGCAAACTCTTTTAGATATTCAAACAAACCACAATATAAGGTTTTCTTTCTATAATCAAAAAGTCTTATCTTACCATCCCAGAAACGGTTTTTATAAGCTGGCATAAATTTATACCCAGGAACATAGAAGCAGAAGTGTTCTGCTAATTCTTGTTCTATACTGGGTTCTGTTTCTATCTGTAGGAATGTTTCGTTCTTTTTCTTAACTATTATTGTTTCCATCTTTTTACACCGGCCACAACTTGTACCAATTAAATGATATCTTTCTAGGTCCCCTTCTTTAACATTATTACAAATGCAAAGATACATTTTCCTCTTTTAATTGTTGGAGTCTATTCACAGTCGAAGGAATATCACAACAAAGATAATCATTTATATACCAACAAATAAACCTCCTACTTTTTTCTTTATTGAACCAACTAAGATCATTTATATAATCTTTTAAGGTTGTCAGTATGCGAAGATCTTTTGTTATCCAATGATAGTCAGGATAGCCATATGAAATAATTGGAACATCGTGCATCATACAATCAACACCAGAAGTACTGTTTTCCATTATTGCTACCTTTGTGTAAGGTAGTATACTATGTATAGATTCCCATCCGTGAAATACCTGATGGCCTTTTTCTCTCCATCCTTCTATTTTCTTATTCAGATCTCTTATTCTATGACTAGCTTTATCTATCCTAGGATGTAGCTTAATTACAACATTATCATAATCTTCTAGTTTATCTATGATCATACACATTTTCTTCCAATGATCCCCAAATCCAAATCCCATTACGGTTTCATCTTCCGGCATTTGACCTACAATCAATATATGATCTTTCTTTACATTCTCTGCATCTGGCCATTTAAGCATAATGGAATCATCCCATTTATTTGCTCTCCTTTGAATCATGTCTTGAATTTCATTCCATTCAGTTTGATCATATTTTCTTAAATCGTATTCAATAGGTTCCTCAAACGTAATACGAGAACTGTTCGCATATCCTAAGTCACATATTTGAAAATGCTTACTTGTAGGTGCTGTAGGTTTAAAAATAATAGAATTCTCAGGAATCCATGGATCTAAATCTCTACATGTGTGATTATAAACATTTAGACCAGGCTCACCTTCGGTATGACCCATTATCTCGAGAGCGTGTCGTATGCAGTCGGCCGCGTATGCGAAGTTACCTTTAAAAGTATATCTGTGCTCATGTATCTTAAATTCCACTGGTAAACTTCCTCCACTCAATCATATTTTTGATTGTCTGATGTCTCCATTTAACACTATCTAGGATTTCCTTTAAGGTGTCACACATTTCCTGAAGATACTGTATTTTGGCTTGTTGCTCTTGGATAATAGGATCTGAATCATAATAATAATCCATATCGCTTTTTAATACTGTTAAACCACCTAAAGGATCATAATCCCATCCTTTTGAATCTAAATCTTCCTTAGATAGTTTACCGTTATAGTGTAACCATTTATCCTTTAAAAGGACCTTAAAATCCATCTCTGTCTTTTTTAGTTTAAGTCTATTAACGCTGAG